TTGCTGGTAAACAATAAACAATAAGTAAACAAATCTCACAAGATTTGTTGAAACCGGGCCAACCGTGATGTTTGGAGTTTAGGGAAGTTTCAAACCTAAACATTACAAGCCTATTAATTCAACTAAAAGCTATTGGGATCTATTCCATCATAGCCGGTCTCTCACTAAGACCCGCACAAATGAAATGTCCTCCAATATATTTACGTTCCAAAGCATCGTAATCTACCATAACTGGCTGTAAAAGACCAGGCGTCATACGATTGACTGCTTTGACACGGCTATTAATCTCATTAACTAACTTATTGAAGTATTGTTTTCCGTGCATATAACTCTCTTGAAGTGCTGTTTCACAATTAACCTTTGTCGCTTCAATGTTGTCATCGCTTTTATGTATCCATTGTATGATGTTTTCTACAATATCGGATCTTAGTGGGGCAAGTATTTTATCTCCATCTCTTACAAAATTTCTCTTCAAGAAGAAAATTTCTGCAGGCTCTTTCAAATCAAAAGTCACTGACACCTTATCTCCTGGTGTTATATTCATTCCTAATTCTTCCATGTAAGGGGCAATCACATTACCATTAAACGGCAGTACATATTCTTTGTCACATGCCATGATAATGTCATCTCCATAGACACAAATAGCTACATTCTCTCTCATTTCTGTTAAAGAAGTTTCTAATTCATTGTCTCTATGATATTTAAGCCATACATAGACCATTAATAAATCATGAATAACACAATTTAGCTCTGCTGTTATTGCACAGCCGCTACACTGTCCTTGACTTTTGAGGAACAATCTGTCTTTTACAATGATGAAAGTATGAACCAACGTGTACAGTAATGTACGCCGTACTGTTGCATTCGTTTCTCCATCATCATACCAATTACTAACTATTTCTGCTACTTTCATGACCAACTCCGGGTGAAGGTGTTGATCCCAATTTGCGTAGTCGAAATCTTCCCATAATGGGCTTTTAGCCATCAACTTGTGATATAATCGTTTCCAATCCTTTGCGGGATCTACTCCGACACAAGAAGACACTGCTCCTGCTTTCAGTTTTAGAGCTGATGTAAACGCTCCAAAATACTTGCGAATTAAAAGGTTATAATGTAAAGGTAAACAAATAAACGCTCTGGTTTTACCCTTTGCAATCTTATCTAACGGTCTCGTTTCATCTTTTAGACACGCATATGCTAAGAAAAGTGGATTATCTCCATTTCTTAACTCGTGTTCAGTTTGTTCCAACCCACGCGCTAGACTTGATTTCATTTGATACGCTTTACCATATCCTTCTGGGGGATCTATCTCATCGAACCATTCGTATTTGCCACCAATTGTAGTTTGCTTTCTTTCCAGCACAAATGGGTACCCTGGTGAAGTTTTCATGTCTATACGTAAGAAAACTCCAGGTACACCATTTATAGCCTCGAAATCAGTTAAGATTCTTCTCGGTATGCCTCGCAAATCGAGCATAACGTCGTACTCAACAGTGAGCCATTCAGCCGCTTTGTCAAGTAATCTAGTGTCTAAACTTCCAATTGGGTGATCAAATCCTTCGATTGCTCTGAATATGATAGATTTTCCTATAAGATCTTTGTGCATTCTGTCATCATTATCATTTAAAACAGATGGTTCCTGTGTTCTTACTTCCATTTTATGAACCATACTTTCAATTATCTTCGATACATTTTGCTGTTTTATCTGTTTAGTTTTTGGCACTGTACCTAAATATGTTAAACTATTGTTTTTCAAATTAGGCGGCACTCTTTCGTCTAATATCAAACTTGTTCCTTCGACTGCTTTATCAATATCACTATAAATAGTACTTACTTTTAATTTTGATAAAGCCTTATTGAGTTGATCCTGGGTTACTGGTTTGTAATATCCATGTTGATCAATTCCATCGTTATTTCTACAAGTTTGTATTCCGATGATTTTGTGCTTTTGCGCGCTGTTTAAACTAAACAAAACTGATCCAGACATTCCAAATGTTACAGGACAATTAGTTTCGTAATTATCTAGTGTTGAATATGTCTCTTCACCCATAGTGTAATGTGCTTTGACCAAAGTTGGTTTAGCTATTACGTTGTTATAGACCATAGGTGTGGGATCTGCTGTGATGACAATGCTCTTTTGGTATTGAGGCATCACTTCATTATTCGGGAAATGTTTTATAATGTTCTTCGAAGCTGGTAAGCTTGTGTCGCAATTATAAACCGCTAGATCTGTATTTTCAATACGTTCTAGTCTATTTCGAGAAAAAATCTGTGATACTTCGTGATTTTTACCTACAAGATCGTTATAAAAAATTTTAAATTGAGAACCTTCTTCAATCATATTAAAGAAGTGGTGATTTGACAAAATTGCTTCTCCTGCTATTCTTAAACCGGTGTTAATCTGTGTCTTAGATGCTAATCTACATATAGCTCCGCGCTTTATTATCAGGTCCTTTGCAATATTTGCTGCATTTTGACAATATGAATCATTAAAGAAATGTTCAATATTACTTAATCCACTGGTTGCTATAACTGCTTTCTTTTGCTTTGCTCTTCTTACGCCAATAGTATATTTTGCTGTTGGTTCAACTATTGTTTCATCATTATCTTGCGATAAATAATTCCATAATACTGTGCTAGAAATTGCGAGAGTTACAGCGCCCATAATTGCTTTACAATAAGGTGTGTTAAGATATCTATCTGCTAATTCTTTGATTCTTTGCCAACCACTCTTTAAGCTGCTTTGTAGGCACTCAATTTGTTTGTCGATTGTGTGTTGGTGTTGGATATATTCATCAATTCCGAAATTGTTTGGAGTTCTATTTATACTTGAATATAATCTAAACTTTTCATTCATTGATGCATGCCACTGACAATCACAATCGTATCCCTTCTTACCTTCGTAAATTACTCGGTATCCAGGATGTAAGCCAAATCTACACATCATTCGAGATGTAGCTTCAACTTGTCTGTCACTATTTTGTGTCTTTTGTGACGAAGACAGAGCTTCAGTTATTTCAGGCTGTGAAGGCAGCACATTTCCACTAGTTTGCGTCTGAGGTGGCGAAGACGGAGCTCCTGTTATTTGTGGCTGTGGAGTCAGCACTGTATCACTCTTTTGTGTCTGTTGTGATGAAGACAGAGCTTCACTGTTTTGTGTCTGTGAAGAAGACGAGGCAACTGCTGGTTGTAACATAGGTATATCTTTCATTATCTTTTCTATAACTTCTGGTTCCACTTTTCGAAGATCTTCCATCATTCTTTCTTTCTTAAACCAAGCTACATATCTTTCGTAAATAATTTGTATCATTCTTTCTGGTGTTATTCCACGGATTATAGCTTTGTTATTCTTGAAATCATGTAAATCAATTCTTACGTTCGTTGGTAACCATTTATGTTTAGGTTGTGTTTTATCGATTGTAAAGTTAAAACACAACTGCATTCTGTTCAATAATGCATCTCTACTAATGATTTCTTTTCGATTTGCTAAACTCATATCATTAGAGGTAGACATTATTATCTTACTAACGAAAGGAATACCTTTGTTATCAAGTTGCGCTTGATTGGTTGAATACGGAATGTTAGAAATCCAATTAATCATTTTTAAAGCTGAGTTAGTTTCTAAAGTACCTGATGCGTCTTGTGCGAAATCATCAATAACTGCAATATATTGACCAGTATAATTGGTTTCATATTTATCACAGAAATTTACATGATATTCTACATTATCTTCACTAGGTATTTCAAAATCTAGACCAAGTTGTTCTTCGGTTTTACGTAACATAGTAATTAAAACTTGCGTTATAATACTAGTCAAACTAGATTTTCCTGTATGTGACTCACCAATTAAATTTGTCCAAAATGGAACAAATCTTGTGGTTTGTCCTTTCGCTGACTTACTAACTGCTTTTCTGACTTTTTGTAATTCTACCATTGTTTCCTTAATGTATTGAACCATCGGTTGCGGTATCGTTGTAATTTGATTTGCTATTTGAAATTGTAATTCATGAAGCACATCATATGTAAATTCTAATCTTTTTCTTTGAGCTGAATTAGATTGGACAACTATTAAATTGTCTGGGTTAACCAAGAATTTTGCATAATCAAATACTTCTATCTTTTTACAATTTTCTGATTCTACTACTGTTGAACTACGTAACAACGTAACTAAATGTGATTCACATTCAATTCCTAGAAAATCAAAAATTGTTTCATACAAAAATGAATTAAATTTCAATAACATTTCTTTAGTGGCGGCTAAACCACTTTTGATTTTGGACATATTAGCTAATGAATTTGCTACTTGTGTAAAGTTAAAATCGAAAATTGACGATAAATCTCTTCCCGTTATTAACGTAGCAAATACAATAACAATACTACCAAAAGCTGAGGCTATTGCGACGGCTGAACCTTGAATGGATGATAGTGCGTTCAAGTTTGTTACCAAACTGGTGGCGACCACACTATTACCTGATGTCGATTGTGTCGGTGATCCATTCAAATAAGAGTATATTTTGTTAAATAATTGTAGGGTTTTATCCGCTACGTCTCTTATATCAAACCATTCGTTTAAAACCTTAAGAAATGTAAAAATCAAATTTGTTACAGAAAAATTCGTTACCAATTGAGTTAATTCGAGAGACCAACGTATGAGCATTTTATCTATATCTACTTGAGTATTATTAAATGTAATAAAATTATAAGCAGAATATAGACCAGCTCCTACACCTTTAGTAAGGCTAGTTGGTACAACGGTGCGTTCTCCGAGAGGGCGTGTGTGAGTACAAGTGAAAGGTGACAGTGAATTTCCATTCAATAAACTTTCGATCAAAGGTTGTCTACTAAAGTAATAAGGATACATAGTAAACATCTCTTGACAATCATCTATGATAAGATCATCTAAGTGATGAAATCCCGGCATTGTATAGTCAACTTCGTCATATCCATCATTACGATGGTACATATCTACTAAATAACTATCAAATGCTTCGACTTTATCTCTTGCACATTCTAGAATTGGAACATAGCATTGCTTGTTTAACAATTCACTTGTTTCAGGTAAATATGCATGATCATATTTACACTTACTCACTTTCCAAACAGTGATTGCGTCAGGATACAATTCGTCAAATCTACGATTAGGATCAAAAGTAGTTTCTCTGAAATATGAACCATATATCAATCCTGGATTAGAAAATTTAAAAACCGAGTTGAATAAACAAGAACCTTGTTCATCAGAAGATGAACAATTGTCATTTGAATCATATGAGGATGATGATGATGAGGTGAAAGAACTGCTACGCGAAATTAAAAAGTTATACATTTTGTCATTGGGTTTTTGAGAATTATTTTAACACTACTTCACAAAGTGTTATAATTTTTGTTTTACACGAAATTATAAAAACAGTGTCTGAAAGTATTTGAATTCCACTTTCAGTGTGGAATGAGAGGATTGTTTTAACACTATATCCAAAAAGTGTATAGAATTATTTTAACACCAATTCTATTGGGGTGTCAGAAAACTATTATAAGCCGTTTTCCACTAAGCTTCTCCTATTTATAGATATAGGCATCTCGCGGTATCCATTTACTAAGCTTAATTTCATATATTATTACTATCTCATTTATACCTTATTTCTCTATCTTTAGCGATCTCTTGTTACGTTATTAGGCGGAAAATCCCAAGTACATGGTTGTTCTCGAACGTAAACAGATCTCGTCTGCACTAAGGCACCCTTTGGAGGTGTACGCAGGAATTGACTAAAGACTTTGATAATAAGATAAAGGTAGTTGCAGGATAGGGGCCGAAGACAAGCACAAATTACATGAGGGCAGTTACGTCTCACATAATCGGTTGTCCAGACTTACCTAAACGCGTTCAACCTGAAAATTTAGAGGGGTGAAATGATGATTTAAAAGTAATAACAAAGAATTAAGGGGTTCAATGACGAGTGACAAAGGAAAGAATTTCAACGTTTTAACTAATGTTTGTCGCATTAATTACGTTTCGTTTAAATATTTAAAGAGTTGTTACTGAATAAGAAATGTTAGTTGTATCAGCTCCGAGAGGGCGAAGATAAATAAAACGGAAATCTTCACCGGCTGCTATATAAATATCTAAAGGCAAAGTAGTTAATGATTCTGATAGAGTACCTTTAGTTGAAATGGCAACCAGACCGTTTAAAGCGTAATCTGCATCTGGTTGTTGCATAACTAACATATTAAATTTACTATAATAAGGAACTTCGAATTCTATTGCGGCATCTTGTTGGGTTTGCGTTAATAATGTGGCAATACCTTGAAATGGTGATGGCAATGCTGCTTCAGGTTCGAAGAAATTGTTAATTAAAGATAAAGATGGAATATGACTAACTAATAATGATAATCTATCGACACGATTAGATGAGGGAATAATTTTATATCTAAGAGTGCCACTAAAACATGAATATAAAGATGAAAAATATGATATCATTGGATAATTATCTACAATTGTTGTGTTTGCTGAGAGGGTTAAATAATCTGGAGTAACTGGAATTGAATCTGGTTGAGCTAAACTAAGGGCATAACTATTGTAAAAATTAAATCTTCTAATAATATCTATTAATGAATAATTCTCTCCAAAGTGTGAACGAGGAATACTTTGGCCAGAACCTTTTGCTAAAACTGAATTTGTTTGAACGTCGTTATTTTTATTCGTATCTATACCTATTTGATTTGATGTTGCTACTACTGTACGCTCTCCTGGTGTAAAGGTTTTATCTAATAAAGGTTTACAGGGAACGTATAAACTAAAATCATCACCTGCTGCTATATACATATTAATTTCTACTTGTGATGAGACATTTGAGGCATAGGCTAAAGTGTTTTGTACATAACATACTAATGTACCTATACATGAATCTTCATATGCTAAATCTGTTACTGCTGTTGTTGAAAATGATAACTGACGTTGACAATTTTTAAGAGATGTGGATGAAACATAAGGAATTTTAAAACGAGTAGATGAAGTTTGTTGAATATCTACGATAATATTAGGTAATGATGTTGCTGCTTGAGTGTAAGTAGGAATTGCTACATCATTTGGAACAAATGCAAATAATAACTTACCTGAGTGGAATTTTGTGGCTATAACTTCAATATCGAAATTAATACCACCACTCCAATAAGTGAAGGCATTTGCTACTGCTGATAAATAAGTTCTTCTAAAGAAACCATTTTTAATTGCGCTAACTGTTGGTGTTACTGGTGTTGAAAATAACAAACTATCTATTGGACTGCTTCCTGAGAAAACAAACTGTGATAATAACATCGGCATCTTCGCTATTCGCATTAAATTCATAGAATCAATTGATTCTCCGGCTATTTCGTCAGGAAGATGATGTAGAGAAAATGGATCTAATGCCATTCGTTGAGATTGAGATTGACCAATACTTACTGCTAAATTTTCTACTGCTGAAATGGTTTTTGGTGGTTGAATTGTTCTTGCTGGATAATCGAAGCCAAACAGATCGCCAAGTGTATCTATTAAACCTTGACCAGTTCTTAATGCTTGACCTACATTACCTGAAATAATATTACCATACATAGTGTGAGCTTGTTTAGCTCCTTTATTTACAGATGAGATGATGGGTGAGACTAAATTAGATAACTGAGATGTTAATGATGAAAATGGTGAAGAAATAGAATCAAAAATTTTAGATGTTGCTACGACGACTCTTTGATTAGTTTCATTAGGTGGTAAAGTGGAATCGTCTAAAATAGGAGTGTGATCATAGATTGGAACATGAACTTGTGCGTCTTTAGCGTATACCCAGATGGTTACAGATATACTAGGACTAGTTCCGTCGGCTACAATCAAAGGATTTAAAACTGTTATTCGAAAAGCTCCTAAATTATTAAATGTTGATGTTGAATTTGTTGTTAAAAATGATCGAGGATGGATAAATGGAACACATAATTCTACTGCATCTGATTCAGAAGCCATTATTTTAACATTAGGTAAACCTGTTGCATAAAATAAATCAAATAATGGTTCTAATGTTGTTGGTGTTGTTAGTCTTGATGAAATACTAAATGGATCAAATGAGCATATTAATTGACCTTGATGAAATTGTGTTGCGTTTAATTGAACTCTAAAACAGGGTGTTAATTTATAAAAAGCATACATTCTAAGTGTTCTTAATACGATTGAGTCTACAGATTCTAAAACTTGAGGAAAATTTACTGAATAAATATCTGTATCTCTTGCAATTGATGTTGACCAAGCTACTTGTGCTAATTGTACAGGTTTCATGAGTTGTTGTTTTGCATACCATGTATCATCAGCCATTTCTTGCTCTACTGCTGGTGGAAGTTGAATAGATGAGGATGGATAAGCTTGTTGAGATTCGACAACTCGTTGTTCTGAAAAATGAGTGTTTACTTCTTGATCGTTATCTGGTGCTAAATTCGTTGTCATTTGAGGTGGATTTTGGTAGACCATTTGAGACTCTTGATTTGTTGTTGATTGATTTGTTGTTGTTGTTGTTTCTTGTTTGTTGTTAGTATAAGTGATTTACACAACTACTAGCGTTAACACTATAGACTAATAGCTGGACCGAGGATTAGTAATTACAGCCAACCGTATCCTAAATAGGAATGCTGGGTCACTAAATATAAATAAACTCGATGCTTAAATATATTAGGTGTTAAATTATTAACAACTTTTAATAAATTAAAAGATCTTTTGACCATAAAGATTTTGGGTTTTGTTGTTGGTTTAAATATAGGTATCTATCTGATTGAGATAACAAATACATATAAAATTAACTAATAAGAAGGAATCATTATTAAACTTTACTTTAAATAATGTTTGAACTTCTCCAATAAAGCATTGAATGTTTCTAATAAACAATGTTTATTGTTT